GTGTTCGGACTCAACAGTCTCTGCAAAGCTTATCTTCCCTTCCGAGAAGAGCTTGAGAAAACTGAATATCTGGTCGAAAGTGGACCACGTCCTTGTGGAGCCGTCGTAATGCAGGGCGTTAACGAGGCACATGTTCGCTACTTGTTCGGTGCCAAGATCTTTGATGGTACCGGCAAGTGCGCGTTGGTAATTCTCGAAATCTTTCTTGTCCTCGTACGCGCGTGATAGCACCTTAGACGCAAGGCGTACAGCGTCGTAAGCGACGCCTTGGGCGTTGATGATGAATGAGATGTATTCAGCGCTGACGCCGTACTCTGGCTTGAATTGGAAGCCACACTCCTTGTCGTACTTCTTCATGCGGTCGGAATCGAACGCGACATTGAGACCACGCGCGAACGAATCGTCGCCTTTGATGTAGAGCTTGCGGATGCCGGTCATTACGTCAAGGCAGACGGCGGCGTTGAACACGCAATTCTTGGAGAAAGTGTTCGGGGCGCCAGAGTCGAGCTTCTCATTAACATTGAGCGTAAGGACGTCGCAGGCGACTTTCCTTTGCTGGCTTTGTAGGTTCCAGAGCTCGAGGAGCTTCTTGGGACACCCAACACGTTCCAGCAGACGGCTGTAGAGAGTCCGTGACACGTTGTTCTGGTTTGAGTCGAATTTTGTCCAGTCGTTGCATAAGTAGGTTTCCCCGGGCTGGTGATCCTGCTCGAGCATGGCCATGATGGTCTTGTCGTCGGACTGGGAAATAATGGTGACCTTTCCTTTGCTCTGATTGATCAGGACATGCTCGATCATCCGGACGAATGGGGCCATCATGATGTTGAGGGATTTGGACCAAGCGGAGATGCCTTGTCCGGCTTTATCAGCCTCTAAGGGGCACTTGCCGTTCAGGGGCTTCTGCTGGGTCTTGAGGAAACTCTTGACGAGCTGGGCGTGATGTTCGACGAAATTCTGGGAGTCGGTGAGGGACGTGACGTCCTGCCCGCGGTGTTGCATCTTCTCGATGGCCTCGAGGTAACATTGTTCTTTCAAAGCAGCGGGGACGGTCCAATTGAATTCGTCGAGTACCAAGTTGGAGAGTCGTTTTGCGGTCTTGTCCGCCACAGAACCATGCATGTTCCGGGTTACATGTGCGAGTCGCTCCATGTTCGTGCGAGCCAGGTCAGATCGGTATGTAGCGCGGGTGATTTTGACGTGCTGTGGACCGGGGAACCTGTGTATGCGTTTTGGTTTGGATTCGGAAATCTCCTCAACCCCAAGGGCGTTCAGACGGAGACTGCCGGTCGCACCTCCAGGATTTGGAATGTCATTCTTGGAGACTGCAACCTCTTCACGCATGGGGGGAAGGGGCCGGTACCGCGAAACGAGCGCGATGGCGGTGGTGGCGGTCGAGGCGGCAGCAGTAAAGCGTTCTGGTTCTACAGTTTCCTCAGCTTCGACTGCGCGTGGGCGGCCTCCAATCATTGGTGTAATGGCCTCCGGGACGATTTCCGATGTCTCTGCGAGATGCTCGACGACCGAATCGCAGTTGATGAAGGTCATGAGTGTCTTATCTTCAGTCATGTCGCGAATGTACAGGTTATTGGTATGACGGGTAAGGGCGACAACGAGATGGTTCGGGCTCTTGGTAAGGAGGTCGAACTCAGCCTTCGTGCCGCCATAATGGAGAATGACGGAGGAAAACGTCTGGCCTTGGCATTCGTGGGCGGTGATGGCGTTCTCATTGAGAACATTCTGGCATTGGGACTTCACGCACTGGGTGAAGACCACGGTGTTCGCATTGGCCATCCTGAAATTGCTGCCCACGAATTTGATGGAGTCCTTGCGAGCAGACAGGCTCGTCATGCCGGGGCACATTCTGCGGATGACCGGCAACTGCGTTATGTCCTC